GCATGCCTGATACTTCAACAAGCGCGTCATTACGATAGATTCTAATGACGTAATCACCGAACTCAAGCATGTAAGCCTGCTCATCTGAGAAGGTGAAAGGAACCAGGCGAGTCCGTTTGGATGAATCGTGAACCTCAGAGAGATGCTTAGTACCAGGGCGATTGCGCAAGCCTCCTTGTGGCATCACTTGAAAATTCTCGATCGTCTCAGCGCCGTTGAAGTATTGGTTAATGTCAACACGACCACGGATCTTATGTGAAACCTCGCCTGTAGTGAAGTTGGTTTGAAGTGTATCTGCTCTTGGCATTAGGTCATGGGGTCACGCACGAAACCACGATCACCACGATAAGTTTCACGCGATTCCAGCCATTCGTCTGCCTCGACTTGTGGAGCAGGATCTTCAGTAGAATCAACAAAGCCAGCGTCACGTTTGAGCTGGGTGAAGTAGTTGAACAGATCGCGTTGAATCTGTTGTTCACCTGTCACAGTGTAAGAGATCTTGAAAGCAAGGTGAGCAGCACAAACCTCAGCTGCCATCACGTCCCAATTGCCATAATTCGTCTCATCGAAAGTGTAGCGTAGGTTGATACTGGAAGCATCTGTGTGGACGTGTTTACCCACAATCTTATGTGGGAAATCTCCGTTCGTAACGGAGAGAACCCGGAGACAATCTCCGGGCAATTGAAATTCATTGGTGTAGCCAAATGCTGGGGTTGAAGTCAAAGCGGCTAAGGTTTCTCTGGCTTCAGCGAAGTTCCACGGATGTTTACGCAAAACAAACTTCCTAGAAATAGGAAGCATTCTGTAGCACACTCGACCTTCTGTCGTATCATCTGACAACGAAGTCAGAAAGTTCGAAGTGCCAATTAGCGATAAGGCGCTGTTTGCAATTTCAACGTCTGCAGGCATGGTAGAAAGGGGGGAGGGAAACCTCCCCCCTGTGATTTAGTCAACAACGTACGTGATGTGGCCGTTGACGTCTTTATCAGCGGCAACTGCGGTCGAGCCTGTGTCATCGAAGAACTTCATGGTGATCTGGACTTCTTTGTCCGTCACATAGCCATAGTTGTTCGTCAATGTGTTAGCTGCGAGGCCGGGGTCACCAGCTGCGTGGATGTCAACCGCACCGTCGATGGTGAAGAAGTTATCGTCGTCGGCGAGAGTACCAGCTTCATTATAGTAGCCGGTTCCATCGTTTCCTCGGATGCCAACGTCAACCACTTGGTTAGCACCACCAGCCTCACACGCCCACTCAATGCCGAGGATGCGAGCACCCTTGGGGATCACGGCGAGGATCACCTCGTCGTCTTCAACCATAGTAGACGTGGGATCGTCGGTGGTGTTGAATTCCCACCAAGCAACACGCAACCGACCACCCAATTCATTGGGCTTGAGAGGCGAGTAGTTGGGTGGGGCAACCTGCAACTGCTGTTGTGATTTGTAATCAGCCATAGTAGCTTACCTTTCTCTTAGAGGTCACTATCGCATTTCACGATGTACACACGTTCTTCCCACATGCGAGTAGCGCCAGCATTCATCGAGGCGTAAACCTGGACGGAATTGCGCTTGTCTCGCCGGGGACCGACATCGACCATGATCTCCGCGCCAGAAGCAAGCAGAAGACCGGAGCCAGCAAACGCGATGTTGTCCACCACGTTATTGCCGTCAGTCGTGAGCTTGTTGGACCACACAAAGTGGAAGCCCATGAACCGATCAACTTCACCTTCGACAAGCGCCTTGATGTTGTTGTAGTCACTGCTTCCAATCTCCTGCTGCCGAAGCAACGATTGAATCTGCTCAGGATCACAGACCCAGATCAGAGGCTCTTCGTCACCAACCTCACCTTGACGAAGCAACGTGCGCACGCGACGGAGCTTACCGAGGGTGAGGTTAGAATCAGCAGCAGCACCGGACTCAACATAGTCGACTGCAATGGTGTTAGCAGCCGGAAGAGAAACAGTGGTGGAGCCAGTTTTGCCTGTATAAGCCACAGCAGAAGCAGACTCAATCAGAAGATCGTCATACTTACGGCCAAGAGCCCAAACAGCGTTCGTGACGTAACTCGAAGTTGGATCAGCCAACATACGAATTTTGTCCTTGCGATCAACCAAATCCGCGAAATCAAAGTCTCGCAGAGCTACTCGACGCCTGTCATGGGGAGTCGAGATAAGCGGGGTATCAGCATGACGATTCGTCACTTCGACCGCCTCGACGGACTCAATACGGTCATAGTACTCGAACTCAGCAGACTGAGTCTCGTTACGCACGTATTTGCGAAGTTTGGAACCTTTTTGCTGCAGCCCCATCTCAATGTTAGCTCTGTAAGCTTGGACCAACGCGGTATCAACTTGAAATGACATGTTTTACCTTTCGTTTAGTTTACAGTTTGTTGAGTGGGTTTTGGGTTTCCGCCATACAGCGGCCCGGCATGTCAGCAAGGCCCGAAGGTTCCCTCGCATTCACATGGACAATCTACATTGTTGTATGCCTATGTACAATCTTTTTTAACGGGGAAAATTAGGCTGGTTCAGTCCCCGGGAACGCCTGACGGTAGAGGTCACGCCAGCGTTGAACAGCTGCTTGGTGGCCTGGATCAGTGACTGTTGTGAGGGCAGACATGAACTCTTGGTTCGTCTTGAGTTTGTCGATCTCAAGCTTTGCCTTAGTCTCATTCATCACATCGAAGTTGCCTGAACCTGCTCCAATCAACGATTCATCATCAAGCACCTTAGAACCAAGGTCGTGCATGAATTTCACCATGTCAGGGTGAGACCCTAAGCCTGATTCATCGAGATAGTTGACGAATTCGTCTGAAGCGAACTTTTTAAGAGCCGCACGAGCGATGTCCACAGTTTGCTGGGTTTTATCGCCAAAGATCTCTTGCAGCTTTGCTTGAGCTCCATCTCGCTCTGCTTGAGTTGCTTCTTGATGTGCTTTGAAATCCGAACCCAGTGTCTCATGATACCAGGTAAGCAAATCATTGCCTTGCTTCTCAGACAAACCAAGCTCGTGCATCTTGGTTTTTGCTGTATTGAGAAACTCTTCATTAAGCGTAAAACCTTCCGGAGCCTCCCACTCAGAAGACACATTGTATTTGTCAGCTGTTTCTGGGCGACCGAGCTTGTTATAAAAGTTCGCTCGATCTTCATCAGTGGCATCAGGCCCAGGCAAGGCTACACGGCTAGATGCCATTTGAGTAGCGGCCATCCATGACTTACCCAAATCAGCGACTGACTTGATGTCCTTGAATGTGCCGAAGTTCCTGATGTCCTCTGGAACTGCTTGTTGCCAATTGTCCGGAATGATGGGCGCCCCGCCTGTGGGATCACCTGGTTCCGGATTACGAATAATCCGCCATGTGGTCTTCATGATACTTTATTTGTTCTTGTATTATTTGTTGTTCTGTTTTCTCGTGTCCATAGACCTGTGCCAATATCGACAACACAAGCCTTCGTGCTCCCTCATTGAGTGCCGTCTCGTAGGGATCACCTTTAACAAAAGTCGATTTGTTTACAAAACCAACCTTCATCAAATGCTGTAGAACGAACTCTCCTTCTGGTCCATCAAAGATTCGTTGGTAAGATCGGCGAACCGAATTCCTATCCAACAACATGTCCGCTATTCGTCTTATTCTGTCCATATTACAGTAGTGCGCTTCCACCCAGCGCTTCTTGTGCTTCTGCTACGTTCTTAACAGCTTGACTGGCAGGTCCCGCAACCTCAGCCATTTGCTGCATTTGTTGTTGCTGCTGGCGTTCTTGCCTGATAGCAGCAATCTCTTCAAGTGACCGAACAACAACCATAGGAACCTTTCGAGCTTTAGCAAGCTCTTGAATCCACATGTCATCATCAATCGCGTCAATGACATCAGGTTTCGCCTGCGCCATGGGAATGAGGTCTTGAAAGAATTGGGCCATCGCCTGGGCTTTGACACCGGTTTGAGCACGAGCAGCGGCAGACTCATACCCAACACGCAGACGATGGCCCTGCAGGGAGGGCGGAGCGGGTGGAATCCTCCCTACAAGGTCTAATAGACTGTAGCTTCGCATGATCATGTGATCAAGCAACTCAGATTGCAGCCTGCCTAGCATAGGAGACATTTTTCGCAGTTTTTCATCACGACGATCAGCAACTTCAAAGGCGGTCATCTCAACCTTCTCCTTCTCCATCTTGATCACATCGTTAAAGAAACACTTACGAATGTGTTCTCTCTTTTGTTCCGCTTTTTCTTCGCCGATTGGGTATGTCACTGACCCCTTAGGAGTGAGCAACTCAGCCGGCTCCATTCCCGGCTCCCTAAAGATTATCGACCCCGGAGATGTTCGAATGGGAAGCATGAATCCTTCCGATTCAGCTTGAATCGGAGGATCAGCAAGTTTTTGCGCTGCTTTGATCAGCGTAATCTCCATCCTATTCAACATCTTGATGTCAGGCAAACATTTTACGCCTGGCCCTTTACCATAGATCTGACCAGCCAACTTCAACCAGCGAGGGCAATGAAACGGGAAGCTATCAAAACCACCTTCCTCAAGAATATGTTTCTCATCAAGTTGGATATAGATTGAGGCGAACTTCTTATTGTTACGCGTGAACTTATTAGTGTCACGATCTTCCCTAGGAAAGACGGCATGAAGAAGCTCAAACATCTCATCTGGATGTGTGTCTGCTTTGTCCTTCAGTTTATCAGGCAACGCATCAAAACCAAACTGTTGAATCATTTGCCGGATAGACAGCTTACATGAACGATACAAAGTGTCCACATCACCGTCAGCGTTTTCCATCAAAATGCAGTCAGCCAATGGATATGCTTTAAAGCGGAGTGATTGCTTCTTAAAGTTCCAGTCTTGGTAAAGAATAGCTGTGCCAAATGCACCAATGTCCAAATAAGTCTCGTGGATGCAGCTGTTAAACAAGGCAGCCGGCTTATTGTACTCCTTGTAAATGATGTCAGCCACGAGCTCCAACCATTCCAGGGCTTCGTGGTCATACCCTAGATCCTGTGGCTCTTCAACTGTAAGCGAGAACCAGCGATCAGTTGGATTCGTGAGGAACCCCATCAATCCACCTGCAAATTCCTCCAGGGCGTCCACTGGTGTCGAATCATATTGTCCTTCACGACGGTGGTCAGTGGGTTGCAGCTTACTGCCGTAGAAATCAGCTGTGTGATCTCGAACAAGATCAGCGACTACCTGCCAATCAGCCTCAAGGATAGACCGAGCTGTCTTAAGGTCTTCACGACGCTTAATCAGCTGGTCTGCGAGCGGGTTAGATGAGATGACCATGTTATGCTCCTAGCTTGTCATCTGTCCCAGTAAGCACTGTCGATTGAAACCCCTTCGCCTTCCTCCGGCGCTCGGCTGTCAAAATACTTGAAAACGATTTGGCTGCCTTGTCTGGGGCCGGCGCTACAGGAACTGGGTCTGGTGGGCTTGGTTTGCTTCCGAATGACATGTTGTTTAAAGCGGTTAAAGTTGTACCATTTTCCATTGGGCCTCCCTCGCATAGCCCGAGCAAAGCCTATGTATGATACCTCGAAGTTTATCATTTGTAAACAGGATTTAATATCCCCGTCAAAATACTCTATCCACAAGTAACCCTGATCGTAGTTACCAATTATATGACAAAAAGGAGTAGTCACTACTATGTTATAGATATTGGAAGTCATCTTGTGCCTGTATTTGAGGGCGTTGCTTTCTAACAATCCCGGTTTTTGTTTTCAGAGCGAGTGGAACAAAAGCATCAGCGGCATGAGAAGACCAATCATGTTCCGGAGTTTTCTTGAACACCTTCTTAATTGGATCATACTCTTTACGATATGAAACAAGTGCATCGATCCCACGGTCACACTTGCTTTCGTCAAACCAGCAATATGGCAACAATCCTCTAACCGCTTCAATCGCATCATCTTTCGACAGTGTGGGAACCACTGTAAACGTAATACCCAGCTGCTTAGCTACCTCCCATCTGGACTTCCCTGTCCCAAGCTCCCTTACCTTAATATCATGTGGGCCAAAGTGCCTATCGTAAGAATATCCTTTCTCCCGAAGAACATGAGCGTAGTGAGACAAACCCTCGCCGCTGTTCTCGTAGTAATCAATTATCCGTACTTCCATTGATGTGCGCTGCATGAACCAAATAGTCGTGCTGTCATCCATACCCAGATCCCACGATGTAGTAACGGGCAAAGCTGGATCGTATGGCACATTCGTAATCCGTCCGTCTTTCCTTGCTTGTGTCATCTGCGGGCCATAATAAGCACCTACCATAGCTGCATCAAATGAACAATAGAACTCCTGCTGGATCATCTCCTCTTCCATTCCCGCATCACGCTCTTCTTGGATGATTTGATCAGAGACGACCGGTGCCATAACCAGGGATCCGTCGGGATTCTTTCCCACTGGTTTCTGTGTGCCATTATTACCTGCCACAAGGACCTCGCAAAACCATTTTTCGCGTCCCATCGCCACATTTTTCCTCGCGGTCTTCAGCAATTGGTAACCATGGTTATGCCCACGAGCGGTGTAGATGAACAATGCCCATCCACCATTCTCAGCCAGAATAGGTCGAAGGTAATCCCACGCCTGAGGGTTATGCAACGAATACTCTGACAGAATAACCCCAATTGGATTCGTGCCAACTAGCGAGTTGATGTCATCCGTTCCCACCACCCTGAACACACTCTTATTCTTAAGCGTGATCTTCATCTCCGTATTATTCTTCGACTGAATAAGATCCGGATGAAAATGATCTGTGAACGCTCGGCCATCACGAGTAAAGCCGTCCCACACAATCTGTCTGCCCTGCTTATATGTGGGCAGCATGTGCCAGTACGTCCCAACCCGTTGCATCATTTTTGTCTGGGCGATATTCACACAAGTGAGATCCTTACCACCTCGTCGATGCCATACGCAGACTGCTCTCAGGCCCTCCTTCTCTGGCATCATGTGATTCCAGACTGGTTGTTGGTAATAACGAGGGTCCCAGTTATACGGTAGTTCAATTGCTCCCATCTGCCACTTCCTCCGCTTCTATCAAGATAGATTCCTTGCCGCTATCTTGTGATTGTACGTTTGTGTCGTATTGTTTAACTTGCACCGTGATATTCAGATCCATCTCACCTTTATACTCTACCGCTTTGAGCTTGGGCATTCTGTAGGAATTGATTTCCGACAAGATCTTGATCTTCTGATCCATGGTAACTTCGCCTGCTCTTACCATTCTCAAGAGTTCGTAAACAGGCTCAAGGCCTGTTTCCTCAATAGCAAGATCAAGAACTTGTCGCAACTCAGCCGCAGTAAGCTTCCCTCTCTTCCCTGCTACTAGGTCTCTTGATGTGCTGGTAGGAGTGGTCGGAGCTAACTCAGCATCTTGATCCGCGCGATTACGCCTTTCTCTCTGGCGTCGGTGTGGAGCGGATACCTCCGCTAGGTTTTCACGCACACGTTCTGCAGGGGATTTCTGTCCCTGTTGCCATGACGCCGGCGCTGCCCCTAGCTTCATCGCAACCGCTTCCTCTCTTGTAAGTTCTCCAGTTAGTACACGATCTAACAATTCACCTTCCAATGTAACTTGTGGGCTTGACATATCTTACTCAGGGACTCCAGGGCCTCATAACCTTCTGTTCTCTGTCTTCTGTTCTCTCCTCTATAATAGCAACGATTTTGATTGTTGTAAACTTGAAAACCAAAATAGTGCAGAGCTAAATCCCTATGATTCGTAAACCTATAAGAAAAGCTATAGGTTATCAAATGTGTTAACGAGTGACCATCGGTAATAATTTGCCCTAATAATCCCTAAGTCATTGATAGTCAATCACTTAGACTATCGGTGTGACTATCAGTTTTGATTTATTAAAAACTTTGAGCTTTGAAATTTTTTTTTTCTGTGAAATTCTCTAATACTGATAATAACAGTAATAAAACGGATAGGATCTATATATATATCAAGTTTATTACATCGGTAATAACATCTTCTTATACCAAAATCTATAGGTTCTAGCTGCTGCGCCATAGTGAACTAGAATACCTATCCGCAGTGTTCGGCGGAAGGAAAACTGTACGTGGGTAGGTGTCTGGTATCATTACATTTTATTTACACCCCCCGGGCCAGGTGTCATCTCTACCCCAAACATTATCATCCTTTCATAATTCTTCTTCCACTCTTCTCCCACCCTTCACCCACATACCATACCACAACAACCTATCAACCTCCCTCCATTCAC